CTTGCCGCTGACGGTCTCACCAACTTTGACATATCCGGAACCGGTAGCCAGCATAGGCTGCGCGAACGGGCCTCCGAACGGCCGCTTGCCTCGAGCAAGCCGGATCTCATCGATGGCCAGGATGCCATTCCTGACGTACCGGTCGTCGATCTTGGAGAGGGTGTCCGGATCCTGCTCCCTGTCGTCGATGAACACGAACTCCAGGTCGCCCCATCCCATCAGCTCCAGTTCCTCGTCTACCATCCCCTTGATCCAGAGCTGGAAGGGAAGCATGCCCTCCTCAAGGGCACGGGAGCGAGAAGAGGTCGAAGCCTGACGGTTGACGTGAGTGATGAAGGGCTCAGGTGAGACCGACATGACGAAGCAGATGATTCTGGCTAGCCACTCGTCATAGAGGTCCTTCAGATCCATGCTCTTGACCTCTTCATACTTGAAGTTGCCTGGCATGAACCGAGCACGGCGCCTCTGAGAGGAGTTGCCCAACATCAGCTTGTCGAAGTAGTCCTGGAACTCAGCTACTTGCTTCATTGTCCAGGACTCTGGAAGTCCTACGAACGCGTCAGGAGTCGATCCTGAGCGGTAGTACTCCAGCTGGTGCAGAGCACGACGGATAGCGGTATTGATGGTGATGACGATCTGTTCCACCGGCGAGAAGCCATACACCCGATTGGTGCGTGGATTACGCACGATATAGTTCAGCTCGTCCAGCGTAAAGTCCGCTGCAGGGACACCATGGAGCACCTGCTGAAAGGCAGGATCACCGGGATTTTTCGGTCGGCGTCCTGAGGCGTCGAGGAGGGGGAGGATGGTGGCTCCGTCGATTGGCTCGAGGGAGTAGGGCTGCCCTCCAAGGGTCTTGCGTCTCCAGTAGCAAGCAGCGTCGATGACAAGCGAGTCCTCGATGAGGAGCCGGATCCATTGCGCCCAGTTGTGTTCCCTATCGGGGCGCTTAAAGAGCTTGACGGCTGCGGTAATCTTGGCCTCGTCGCTTTCGCTGATCTCGATGCCATCAGGATTTGCATCCTTCCGCTTTACTTGGACGCCTTCCTTGAGCGGCGATGCAGCACGCACCATCCGAGGACGGATCGTCCAGTCGAGAGCCGCAATCTGCTCCTTGCGGGCTTCGATTACGGCGCGGAGAACATCGCAGCTATCAGCCAGAGCGCGAAGTTCGGCGAACCCGATAGCCTCGGCCGATCGGGGGTTGTAGTTGAGGTTCCAGCCTGTCTGGTAGTCAAACGCGCGCCCTTTGACGTCAGGAGGCGCGAAAGGCTCAAGAGGTTGCAGCGGACCAAACCAAGTAGTCTGGTCAATGCCTGAAATGGTGAACCTGGTGCGAACAGATCCGACTCGAGCGCGCTGCGAAACCAGGGCAGCCTGGCCGCTAAGAGAAGTCAGTCGTCCCTGTGTGGTATCGGGCATGCTATGCCACCATCCGCAAATCGACGACTAGCTCGTCGGATTCCAGCTCAAGGAGGCGCATGCACTCCTCAAACTTGGAGATTTCGTCCAAGGTCATGGGCCTACTAGCCAAAAGAGCATCACGGACAGTGCCGTAAGCCTCAATTCCGGCCTGAGAGCCCAAAAATGCGGCGTCAACCGCGCGAATTACCGAGGAAAGTGGCACAGAGCACGTCTCAGGCTGCGGCATTTGGCGCCTCCTGATCCTGTTTTGCCTTATTCCGCGCCTCCAACTCAGCTCTCTGGCGGTCAACTTCCGACTTGTAGTACTGCAGGAAGCCCTCACCTGCGAGGTAGGGGACAGCAAATGCGCAGATCAGCGAGTCACCCTTGTCAGGAGAGCGACCGATCCGCTTCTTGATGTCGCGTTTGTCCTCGATCTGGATGCCTCTCCTGGTCAATTTCCAGCGGGCACTCGTCAGATCGGCAAGCAATTCAGGATCGGGAGGAATCGCAAGGTCGAAACCATGGTCAGGATCTAGCGCTTCCCGGAGCTTCCACATGTGTTCCGAGCGAGCATTTGCGAACCCGAGCTTGCCTGACCGGTCCTTAGCAATGGAAGCCTCAGCCGGATTGATGGCAACGATGTTCAGACCTTCCATGCGACCGATGTCAACCGGCGAGGACCCGATAGTCGACACGTCCATATGGATGGGCCAAGCTTCGTAACCCAGCTGGATCAGCGTCTGCACGACGGCTACGCCCGTGGGGGTTTGCTTACCGGGCAAGCAAATCTGTGGGGCGAACCAGTTACCTCGGCGCTCGGTGAACACCGTGAAGTCGCGCCCGCCGCGCGAGATGTCAGCACCTACCGCACGGGCACCCGGCTCGTTTGCGCGCGCATCTGAGCCCAAATCCACACGTTCGCGCCGGAAATTCTCCAGATCCTTGACGAACAGAGGCAATCCCTCACGGGACGAACCCATGTCGATGGAAGCCAGGATCTCCTGCGGTGTCCTGTTGTCCAGTTCGGTCAGGTCGATGTGCACGTTTGGCTCTGTCACCAAAGATCGTGCGGCATCTATGCCTGCCGCGTTCGTCGGGGCCGAGGGTCCCAGTGTTGGTTGGGGGTTGCTTTGGTTGCTTTGGTTGGATCCGTTCCCGCTGGTCACGGCATCGCGGAGGGCTTTCGCGAGATCTTGTGCCTTTTTGATCTCCTGGGTCAGCTCCCACTTGCGGACGTAGGCCTCATATGTGGGGGCCCAGCGCGCCTGAGCTTTCTGTACCCAGGCAGTCGGGATCACTTGCCACTCATTGTCGTCCTCACCCACGCCGAAATCACCCTTGAGCATGCGCGAGCGCAAGGGCTCAGGCAGCTGCTGCAGGGTGGCTCGGTAACCGGCTTCCATCAGATACCGGTTGTTCTCCACGAAGGAACGGATGAAGGTGCGCGATTTGGCCGTGCAATACTCCGGCTTGCCCTCGTTATCCATGATGGGGTTGCCATCATAGTCGGTCAGCGGATAGTCACCTGGGCCAGGAACTTCCTCATCCTCACCTGCTCCGTTGACGATATACCATCGGAGCTCGCCAGGCTTTGCAGGGTTTGGATGAGTTGGGTCGATCCAAGGGGCCCACCGCTTGACGACCCAGTAGCCCTCAGCGTCCGTAGGCGGGTTTCCAGCAGCCACAACGCGCGTGCGCTGGTTCCTCTTGGCGGCTGAGGAGGGCCGATTCCATCCGATGAGGAACCGGTACTGAGTCTCGGTGAAGTGGGTGATCTCGTCAAACCCGCAGAGGTCATGAGGGCGCCCCTGATACTTCTGCTTGTCCTCCTCGTGCTGGCAGGCACCAAACTCTACCACCTGGCCCGAGGGGAACTGCTCCGTGGGGTATATCCGCCAGAGCTCATCGCCTCCGTTGTACTTGCCGAGCTTTCCGTAGATCTGGTTCGCCCGCTCGCGGATGCCCTTGAGCTGCGGGTACTCACGGCGGAAGATGATCGAGGTGTGGTGCTCTCCGATGGCGAGCCCTAGGATGAGGTCCGTTTTGCCTCCGCCGGCGGCTCCTCCGTAGAAGAGCTCGTCTGCTTGGCAGTAGTATGCCTCGGTTTGAGGCCCTTCCTGCGGGATCCACGCACCGATAGGCATGGAGAGCAGCAGGGAATCGATCTCAGCCAGCTCTTGGGGCGTCATCCAAGCCTGGAGCGAAGCCACGTTCTTGAGAACGTCAAGCTGGGAGTGAGCGTGCATGGGGAGGCTCATTAGGCCGCCCCTGCTTGACGCGCGCGAGCCGTGTCGATGATCTTGGCAATACGCTCGATCCGATCCTGCTCACTCATGAGTGGCTTGCCGTTCGGCCCAACTGCCCCACCGCTGGCGGACGCGGATGGTACGGTTCCTGCCTGGGATCCGCGCTTGCTTGTTGGATCCGGGTTGGTAAGGGCTGCCATCAAGGCCGGCAGATCGCCTAGGCTTGCTCCCTCGTTGGTACCTGCCGGGGAGTCCACTAAGGATCCCAGTAGCTTCGGGATGTTGAACTCGGCAGGCGCAGCGGCCTGACGCCCGACAGACACACGTTGCAAGCCGGTGACGAGTTTCAGGAGGTCGATCAACGCCTTCGGCGTCATGTCCTTCCAGAACCGCGCATTCCCGTGTGCGTCCGCGCCATCACCGCGGCCACCGATGAACTCCATCACCTTGGCATAGAGCCGGTTGGAGTCCAGCAGGTGCTGGTTCTCTATCTGGATGGCTGCGATCTCACGGGCTCGAGAGGCGTCCTCGAGGTGGTACAGATCGTACGCTCGCGCCCGTGCGTGCCAGCAATACAGGTGGTACCAGTCCTGGATCTCCTGGCGGGTCGCTCCGAGCCCTTCCTTCTGCAGCTGCCGCACGCGGAAGAGATCACTCGGGTCTGCAGCCGTCGTGCGTAGGAACCCGCCGTTGGTGATCGATCCTAGCTGGTTCGAGTCCTCGCCAAACTGCTGGGGGTTACTAGCGACAGGAACCTGAGCATCAGAGGAGCTACGACGGCCATCACCCGCACTTGTCCCTGCCCGTGCTCCTGTCGCCGTAACAGCAGACTTAGGATCACCTCCTCCCGCTATGACAGTGAAGCCATGCGAACGGTAGTTCGCGTTGAGGGGAGAGTCCAGAGGGATCCCGGACCCCTCTGGGTTGGACTGAGTTGGGTCGGCAGACTCTGCTTCAGCCTCGGCTGCTGCCCTTAGGGACAGTCGAGCCTTAGCGATCTTGGTCTGTGTGGGAAGGCTCTCAGCAAGACGGTACGTGTGTCGCTGCCCTGAGGCACCTTGATCCAGATAGGCTTGGAACGCAAGGTAGGCATCCAGCGGTTCGTAGTCCAGCTGAGCCCAAATAGGAGTCCCATCAGGAAGGACAGGGTACCCGAGATCCCAAGTGAGGTGCAGAGCTGCGTGATGTAGCGCGTCTTGATGGATCACCATGATCCAGTCAAGTCCGCCTGGCTGCTCGAACAGCTTTGGCGTGGGGTTGGTTGGGTTGGTTGGATTGGCTGGGGGGCTCCCAACACTTTCGGACGCGGGCAGTACGGATGCGTCTTCGCCGACTCCTTCCCGGCTCCTCGCCAGGTCTAGTTTAAGACCTGGTTTGGGTTCAGGTTCAGTTGTCTTTGCTTGCGCACTGCCTTGGCTACCGGAAGTCGCCGAGGTAGGAGTGGATGGTTGGGGCTGATTGGGAGCCGCGCCCCCTACTGGAGTACCCAGTTTGGTCGGCGGGAGCCATCCACGAACCGCCGACGTAGCGTCAATCAGGTCTGCTCGATAGAGAAGAGTCGGAAGCCCGAGGGAGTTACGCGGAGCCCGCCTCATCGCCTCACGGACGACCATCGCCCGCGTGACTTTGAAGCCCGCAGACGGGCTTGAGCTAGGTGTGGAGCCCTCGGGGGTGGAGATGGGAGTTACTCCGCCTCTTGTGCGAACTTCTTGGGGAAGACCTTGATGTCCACCTGAGAGTACTCGTAGTTCCCGCCGCCTGGGCCGTCGACGCAGAGGTGCCCCTGTGCGAAGACGTAGATCCCCTGCTGGTGAGGCGCCAAGGATTCGTCGCGCACGCCTGTGATGGCCTGGCGGATGACATCCTTGATCAAGGCCGGAGCAGTCACCTTGGTGGCGTCATCCAGGTACTTGATAGCCGCTTCCTTCGTGCGGGCGAAGTACTCGAAGCTGAATGACATGTGATCGAGCCTCTTGTGGTCTTCTGAGCTTAGACCATATTGTACCATAGAATCTTGGGGAAATCAAGGAAATTCTTGTAGGTCCTCAAAGAATTTCCTGTAGGGCGGCTAATGTGCCCCATAGACTGGGGAATGTGTGTTTTGTTAATTGCCGCCAGGCAAATGTGCCCATACGCTGGGAGAATACGTGTTTTGTCGAGTGCCTCCAGGTCCTGGGACATCCTTACAACATGAACTTTTTTTCATGTGTGGCTGTTTGCGTGTTGCGCTATATTATAGTTGTAAGTTGATGAGATGGTTCATCAACAAGAGCGAGAGGAACACATCATGACCACCACTGCGAAGTCTGAGATCGTCGTCGATGCACTGTCTGAGTTCGGTCCGGAGGTCATCAAGACTGAGGCCACGATCGATCTCTCCAAGTACGCCCACCTCAACACCAGCGGTAAGATTCGCGCGATGGCTGCTGATGGGTACCAGCGGAACGCGATCGCCAAGGCGCTGGGCAAGCGCTACCAGCACGTCCGGAACGTCCTCCTGACCCCACTGAAGCGCGCCCAGTAAGACAGGTCGAAACAGGGATCCGTGCGATCCCTGTCTGCCCGTCAGGCGGGCACTGAGGAGACCAAGATGCTTGAGGCGATCCAAAACCACTCCAACCCGGAGGGCCTATTCTGGCACCTCATGCTGGCGGCCTCGGTCGTCGTCACGGTCGTCCTGTTCTACGGGTACCTGATCTATGATGTCGTGTCACGCCGGATGGCCAAGCGGAACCGCCGCAACCGCCGCCGGACCAATCGGAGGTAACCATGTCCTACAATCGTGCTATGACTAAGGTCCTGGAGGCCCTAGGGCTTAACCCGGACCGCCACCTCCCCCGGGAGGGCCATCCCCGGACGACCATCCTGGACTTCCCGGACTGGAGGGGGAAGCCCATGTTCTACGCCGCCTCTACCTCCCAGGCGAGGTCCGTCATGGTCTGGGTCTCCCCGGCCAAGGTGGGACGTACCTACAAGTCCTCCCAACACCGGGTCATGTGCGAATGCCCGCACTGCGGGGACGTCCTATCCGCCGGGCGGCTCCACCAGCACGTAGGGACCGACCGGTGCTACCAGAACTGGAGGCGCAGCCCCTGACGCCCGCAATAAACGCCTAGCTGGACCGCGAAAAGACTACTTGCGGTCCAGCTGGGACCTGCTATATAATATTGGCATAAGTTGAGAGGAGGTCCAAATGTCGATCGTGGTCCCAGTATTCGATCCTACCGAGGACGATGCGAAGCAGGTCGAACGCCTGACTGAGTACGTCACTGAGCTGCTTGGGGACGAGCCCCTCCAAGACGCCCTCCACCAGATGGCCTGCCGGAAGTTAGGCATCGATCCTGACAAGATCGACCAGAACGATGACGCGACGTGGTGTAAGCTCAACGTCGAGGCCACCAAGTACTTCAAGGCCATCATGGTAGGCGTCAACAAGTGGGCCGAGGCCCTAGAATAGTCAGGACGAAACCCCACCTAGTGGGGTCTGTGGGTTGTGCCCACACTGAGGAGTCCAACTACCATGACCTATATCGAGATCGCCCTCAACCGCGTGCGGTCGGGTGTGTACGTCCAGATCCGTGAGCTGCCTAACGGCAAGCCCTACTGGCACGTCTCGCGGCCAGACGGTACCGGCTGGAACTTCGGGTCCGCCGGTCTGGCCTTCCGGTACTACCTCAAGTCGGTCCGCGAGTACGCCCCTGTATTAGGGCGGGGAGCCGTGATCGACCTGAATAAGGCCACATAAAAGCACCTCATTCGACCATCAAATTCCAGTTGATGGTTCTGTGAGTCCTGCGTTATAATAGTTGTGTAAGATGGAGAGAGGGCAATGGTGCTCTCGATCCTACCACGCCAAAGGGAGTCCAACATGGCTAAGAACACTGCCCAGAAGATCGCCGAGCAGGTCGGCGTCGAAGTCCTCGAGAAGGTTGAGACCCAGGTCGAGGAGGCCGTGAAGACCGGCGTCGAGACCGCCCTGCAGAACGTGCAGCCCGGTGCTCCGATGGCGCGTCCCGGCAACCAGCTCAAGCAGGCGCCGAACGTCGACATGTCGAAGTACGCGCACCTCGCCACGAAGTCCGACAAGATTCGGGCGATGCATGCCGATGGGATCGCGAAGGCCGATATCGGTCGACTGCTCGACATCCGCTACCAGCACGTGCGGAACGTGCTGACCCAGCCGATGAAGAAGCAGATGAACCAGCCCGCGGCGTCCTCGTCGACTGATACCACCAAGGCGGCCTAATCCCCCCGCGGGGCGCCTACTGGATGGGGTGCATGGAGAGATCTGTGCACCCCATTCTTTACATCCGGGACCGCCTAAAAGATGTTAGGGCGGTGGGCCGAGGGCAGCACCGGGCGTCCAGGAGGTAGTTGTGGGTAGCGGTCACATTAGGGTCAAAACTAGGTTTCGTAGGCTAACAACAGTTCCTGGTGAGATCAAGGCGATCATTGAAATCATTGGGCAAACTCAGTTTACACCCAGTTTGAACAGAAATGCAGTATTCTACCCTATATATATCAATATTACACCTTACTACATTCCTGACTAGGTATGGTATGGCCCAGGATCATAGACCTATAGCCTTATTGCCTTTATCCCATTCCTTTATCGGTCTTCTTGTCTTTAAGTTTAACATTAGTCTTTTTATTGACAATAATGCAATATTGTTCAAATTGACTATAAATTGAGTATGCTCAATAAAATCAATAGGTTAAGATCAAACCTGGTACAGTATCTTGAGTAGTTTGCGTCCCACATCACAGGAAGGAGCAAGCCATGCCCACGTACATGAAGAACATGTCCTTCGCGCATACCAAGCGCACCTACGACAAGTACCCTGCAGCAGAGGGCGGTGGTTGGAACACTTGCCTCTTGGGCTTAAAGGCCAAGTACTCCGGGATCTCCTGGCGGGACCTGAAGCGGAAGTACGATGCCCTCCAGGCGGTAAAGGCTATGGACCACCTGACCCCAATGGAACGGGAGCTCCTAACGGCTCTGAGATTGGACCTTGAAGAGAACCTGGAATTCGCCGAGAAGGCAGGGTTCGATGGCATCGAGGGCAAAGACTCCAACGAGACCCTGTAACCAAATCGGACTGCGACTGCAACACAAGGAGCACCAGCATGGAACCACAATTCCTGACTCTTGACTGCCCTCCGGGCGGCATACGCCCAGGTGATCTACTCCCGGGCGTCCTGAAGGATACGGGGCTATCGCCAGAAGACTTCACGGTAGTCTCGAAGCTCTTCGGGAGCTGGCAGTTCAACCTGACCAACCAGGATAAGAGCCCCTGTTTTGAACAGGTGAGGTACACCCTGATCAAGGATCGGATCACCAAGCTGTACAACGACGGCCTGATCCGTTACGGCGACTGGTAAAAGGAGCCCTAACATGAACATGCGCGATCAGGATCACAAACCTATGCCAGTAGAGGACGCCCTCATCACCAGGGAACGAGAGGAGCAGGCGGAACTCAACGCCCTATACTCGGGCATCCTGGCGATCAAGAACGCTCACCCCGACCCCTTGCAGCGCCCTATGTTCCGGACGGACTTCTGGAACAAGCGAGGGACGTTCTTCATAACGGGGGTCCGATTCAGGCGTCCTGCCATGAATCACCCTCCGACCACCCTCGCAAGGATCCAAAGCGCCCAACTGGCAGCCCTTAGTGCTGTCGCCCGATCGACGGCGACACCTGAGGCCAACATCCTCAATCTGCGTATGTTCCCGCGCTGGGTGATCAATGCCCGCTTAGAGGTGTGGGGCGAGATCAAGCAAGCAAGCAACTCGGTTTGGGATGACAAGAAGCACCGTGATCCTAAGTGGGTCCTCGCGTACCGTAAGCACCTGCTCCGCCTGTTGGATCACGAGTGCCAGGTCGAACCTAGGTGGCCACACTCTCGCCAGACTGAGGTCGAGCTCTACACGAGCATGTCGCTTAGCTCGCACCGTGAGCTCCAGAAGCGGGGCTGGGTCGAGCCGCAGCTTTGGGACCACTTAGCTTCCTGCCCAATCCGCTGGGCAGACATCGCACACCCCAACACAGACACCAACACCGCAGGCGATCGCGGTCACATGGGCGATCAGGGTCCGAGTCAGGGTGGGGTGACATGGGACCTGAATGAGCTCAGGAGCGCACTTGCCCTCAAAAAGCCCTAAAAAAGACCTCTTGATTTCCCCATGAGTCCTGTGTTATAATATTGTGTAAAGTGAGAGGAGCCCGAGTCGGATGTACTTCTACACGGACAATGACGACGCTGCTAGCCAGTACAACAGGAGCGGGGGCGGGTTCAACCTCCAACATATCGACGCAACCAGGATTTACTTGACACATTACTCCAACATGCTCATGCTGGATTTCCTAGCCCGGCACGAGACCGATTTCCGCCTTAAGCGTCAGGCCGAGCGTGAGCTCGACATTGCTCGGCGCAAGATGAAATACTGGGAGCACCATCAGAACTTCAGCCAAGCTCGGGCCCTCAAGGGCATCGAGCAGCTCAAGCGGAACTGGACCCCCAAATGACCCCAAACGTGACTCCAACTGCAAGGCACTCGCGATCCTCCCCCGAGGCGGAGTGGCGCGTCATGATAGGCCAGCTGATCGGAGAGCGGGGGATCCGGAACTCCCTGGAGTACCGAGTGAAGGGAGCAGAGCCTAACATCCGCGCATGGGCGCAAGCGATGTGCGACCACAAGTCCAACACCTCGTGCGACATCCGGTTCGCACGCAACCAGCTCTTCCTAGTGTGCCAACGGTGGGGGTACACGATGGATCACCTGAACCCACCTAAACACCGCACCAAAAGCAGACACACTAAGACAAGGGAGTCCAAACATGTCAATGCACGAAACCAAGCAGATCCCGCCGTTGGAGACCCGTAGCATCCCGAACGTCGTAGCGGAGACCTTCTTCGTCCACGAGCGCGAGACAAAGGGCACTCACCTGTACGTGGAGTGCGACGCCTTCGGCGAGAAGCTCATACACCCCTACCAGATGCGGGTGGGGAACCTGTACGTGAAGAAGCCCACCCTCAAAGAGGTCGCTACCTCGAAGGAGGGCGGCTCCGCAGGCTTCCCCAAGTACCTGCGGGTGACCATCCAAGAATGTGTCAAGGGTCAGGAGTAACTGCCGGCGCACTGGCAGGAGGCATAGTATCGACATGAGGCAGAGATTCACGATCACCGAGGACGAGTACCAGAGCAGTCTCAGAGAGGTCTTCATCTCGGGTGTCATCGTGGGTCTCTTCCTCGCCCTCCTGTTGGTGGGCTGCTGTTTCTGGCTAGGCTGGCTGGAGATTCCATCATGATGGACACACTGTACGTCCTCCAGGATGAGCTCACAGTAGGGCGATATACGCTCAAGAAGCCGCATTGGTTCTTCGATTTACCTACGGATACATACTTTGGTGCACACCTGATCCCCAAAGGGTCAGAGGGGTTCTTTTACGAACACCAGTCGGATGGCCTGCTAGGTTACAGGCAGGCTGGTGGCGCACCAGACGCGCTGTACAAGATGGTACGTGCGCCGCTGAGACACCTAGCACAACTCCCAGGTGACCACCAATCCAACTCAAACAACCACCTGAGACCTTCCCCCGTCGAAAGCGCCCCGGAAAACAACGTTAAGACCGTTGAAAGTAAGACACCAGATGAGGTCTTGCGGGACTTCCTGGGGCACAAGACGTTGGATCAGGAAGCTCAGGAGATGGATAAGGATCCTCTCGTGCAGCGCTTCCTGCAGAGAGTGGGAGGCAAGCCTGGGTTCAAAGCTCCAACTGAGATAGAGCAGAAGCGTAAGGCCTGGTGGGATCTTACCCTCCTGACCGAACGCATGGAGCGCCGGAGGATCGAGAAGCGCCAACGCAAAGGAGGTCTAAGGTAATACGACATGCCCAGTCAAATCGGAATCACAGTCACGGTCGTGATGCACGCTCCGGAGGCTGACAACTCCACCCTAGCATTGGTGGGAGACGCTCACGACATCCAGGACATCCTAGACATCCTAGGGAGGATGGGGCGCTCAAACCTCAGCGGGGAGAACGGGAACGACACGGCATTCGCTCTGACCAACAAGCTGCAGATCGAGCCGAATGCTATGATCTGCCTCGACGCAGTCCGAGAGCGCTTGCGCCTCCATGCTGAGGTCGTAAAGGACGACAAGGGTGTCTGCCCAGACCCTGACTGCAATGGAACAGTCCTGGTCTACAGCAGCTCGGGAGTATCCTGCGTCAAGTGCGGCGCCGGTTGGTAACTACAGGATGAGGAGGACTAACTAACATGGCTGACCTTGTATGGACTTTCCACCACCCCCTGATGACCTCAGAAATGCTGGGGTACATCCCTGACTTCCTGTCAGCGCATAACCCCAAGCCAGCAGTCCAGCAGCTGCACGAAGCCTACCGCCACGGAGGTGGTTGGCACAAATTCGAGGGGTTCAAGATGCTCCCGAACAAGGACCTGAGCTATCCTGACGATCCTCCGGTCCGACTGTTGGCGTCCTGCACGCTCCGAGACGAGGAGATCCGGTTCTACCAGCACTCCTGGGTAGCTGTTGTCCAGAAGGACGGCTCGTTTGAAGTCGCGAGGATGGACTAATGGCGCTAGACTGCATTGACTGTGGAGAGGAAATTGACCCTAATCGTGCTTGTCTTGGATACCGGCGATGTCTCTCCTGCGGAGAGACAGTCGCTCAACAGGTAGCTCAGGAAAGAGCCAGTAGGTGTGTTCCGTCTTACAACAAGGGACCGCTACAACCCCTCTCTAGCGACCCTAGGACTGCCAGACGGCAACTCCTGGATGCTGGACTCAAAACCGGGAAGTCCCTTGAAGGGGAGGACTAGGTGATGCCCGTACGACGTATGACGATCGAGGCGCGCCTAGAGAGGCTGGAGAAGATGCACGGCATCTGCTTCCACGTCTACAAGGATATCGGCCGCAAGGATGAGAAGGGAGTCTGCACCAAGTGCGGCGCTGTATATGGAGAGGAGGAGCTCGGAGATGAGCATCCCGTACGATAGCTTGCCCGCTGACTACAAGCTGTTCACCCACGTCGACAAGGAGGGGAACAACCTGAACGTAGACATAGGTCGTCTGCTTCGTGACCCCAAGTACACAAGGCTTGAGGTGGTGGCTTTAGTCATTACCACTCAAATGGTCATGGATACCTTAAGGAATAATGCGGTCAATCGCGACAAGGTTCGGAGCATACTTCGGAACCCCCGGCATATTCCGCCGATCACCTTGCTCCTCGACACCAACGACAACCCTCCGACCTACATGTTGGGGGACGGTCACCACAGGACGGTCGCATTTGCTGCGGCTCAGATCGAAACCATCCCCGCACGCATTGTCCCTCGGGCGTTGTGGGCTAAGTACATAGTCACAGGGGCCCCACAGATCACCCAGCGAGAGCTGACGGATCTACCACCACGGAGGTAACCACATCCAACATGGCACAAGTAGAAGCTACAAGCCTAGACCCTCGGATCCAGAGGGTCCAGGGGGAACTCGTGAACGTCACGATCGCCAAAGCGCAGGTCCTTGCTATGCTGCGCGAGCACGTGCTTGGGTTGGTGAACCACGAGCCCATCCTCACCACCAACCGAATTGCTACTCCGGTCGAGTTCGTCAGACTCGACAATGGCGACTACGAGGTGTTAGTCGCTATCACTCCAACCTCTCTCGCCATGGATCGTATAGCTCGAGGAGCGAGGTAGCCCTACCCCCCACCACCTCAGCACACCAAGGGAGTCCAGATCTCATGTCCACACAGCACGACAGGCAGCGAGAGTTCCTGAAGGCAGAGCGCCTCAGGTTCTGCTCGATGGTCCTCAAGCGTACCCTCACCTTGATGGATCGGTCCAAGATACCATACGCCAAGATTGCTCGCGACTCGGGCGTGAGCGTTAGTTGCCTCAACTCCTGGGATCGCGGGAGGGTCAGGCAGCCCACGCTGGGAGCAATCCGGATGGTCCTTCGGGCCATCGGGAGGAATATGGGAGACGTGCTATGATCAAGAGCCTCGACGAGCGGCAGAAGGCCCTCTTCACAGCCCTGTTCGGGCAGGAGGAGCTCAACAAGTCGGGCCTACCTTGGGCCAAGGACATCATCGACATGCACCTGAAGGACTTCGAAGTCGCCGCGCGTGCGGACGGCCGAGAGATGGTGCTGTACCTGATCTCGGAGTCCCAACTTGGAGAGGACACAGACCTCGACTCGAACGACAACCCCAGGACAGACGTTCGCATTACAGTCAGGCGGGAGATACTTGAGGAGTTCCTTGAGCATTTCAAGATCCGCATCCCCTGGGATGCAAGCATTGTCGACGAACTGAACCATCTAGCCAGCCTAACACCAGCAGAGGAGACACAGCATGACCAAGCGCAAAGGCAAGTCGCAGTTCCAGGCCCACTCGAAGATCCCCACACGGAAGGCCGACAAGAAGATCAACGGGAAGCCTCTCCCGACCCCACCCAAGGCCAAGAAGCCCAAGAAGCCCAAGCAGAGCCCTATGAAGAAGCCTTCGCACGCTCCCAAGCCTTCCAAGACGCCCAAGACGTCGTGGGCGGGGACGGGGTCGGGAGCGGGGGTGCGGATACACAGCGTAACGACGGGGAGGATGACGAGCAAGTCCCCCAATTTTGAGCATCGGCAGAAGCAGCCCCTGATGGTGCCCGACATAGTCGAGAAGCTCGAAACGGTAACGTCGAAGGTGCTGCAGGATATGATCGCAGCATACGGGTGGTACGACAAGCGCAATCCTGACCACCGCTCGTCCGATAACAACTCCTGGGATGTAGAAGATGGTCCTGCTCACAAGACTGTCTTCCTCGTAGTCGGGGAGTATGTTGACCCTAGAGGCAACCGAATCGATTACTCCGGGACTGGATCCATCAAGTACTACCCCGAGTCACGCTGGGCTCTGTGCCTGCACAAGCCGCAGCTGATGGGGCTCGTGTACCGAAGGATACTGCCGACGCGCAACCTTAAGGCACATCTGCTCGACATGGATCAGGATGACAGCAAGGCGTGCCCTCACTGCTATCCTAGACCTCTCTGGTCGGGTACTCCCAAGGTGGACAATCGGAAAGCGCCGGGAGCATAACCAACGCCAACTCCAATCCAACGACACCACAACTTCCACCGGGTCGCCCGACGAACGCCTCGGGCATACATGCGGCAGGAGCCAATGGCAAAGCACAAGATCAGCAAGAGGCGCCGCAAGCTCATAGATGAGCTATGCGAGGCGGCTAAGCATTGGGGGTGGCAGGAAGATCGTGGCAATGGTGCATCTGTCGACGGGGCGAAGAAGGACTTCGAAACCTGTCGGCAGGCGCTCATCAACTCGATCATTAACCTGGAGGTCAAAGCGAAGAATGGCTAAGGAGTACCAGTACTACTTCCGCCCTCTTGCTGAGGGGGCCGCTCAAGACGAGCGTCCCCGTTGGCAGATCTCTAAGTTTCTGGACGGCGAAGATGCCCCAGAGAACACCTACACGGTTGAGCTGGCAGGGCTTAAGACGCAAAACAGGTACTGGAGGTGTAACTGCCCAGCTTGGGGTCGCAAGGGAGACTTCAAGTGCAAGCACACCAACTGGCTGCAGCGCTACCTCAAGATACGGGAGGAACATCCGAATCTGGCCAACACCCCAATCTACTATGACCCAGGAGACGACGGCTTCTTCCCCGAAGAGGGGATGGACATGTCAAGCATCGTCAACCTAAGCAACACCCCCGACTCGGAGGGCTAAATGAGGCGACGTGAAGAACTCGATCCCCCTCCAGGATTGGAGGGAGCAGACCTAAGGCCGAGAGACCTTCCCTGCGGAGGTAAGGCCTTCTTCGATCGGGAGTCGTCTATAGGAGGATTCCGCTGCGACACCTGCAATGCTGTCGTGGGCAGTGTAGGCATGCCTAGGAGATGCCGAGAGCTGCTAGATGCGAAACATTGACCGGAAGCTCGAGCAGATACGGGCCAAGCTTGCATTCGGGACTGTCTCGGATGAGGACGTGATCTGGTTGATGGATACCTGTGAACTCCTAGACAGCGTACTGGTACGCACACTTGACGCTCTATGCAAATCCGAACCTAGTGCATCCACTTTGCTAAGGAGCCTGCCTGACGACAGTCACAGTCCGAGTACGGACCACTAGGAATTTCTTTTGGGACCCTTAAAAGCCCTCTTGATTATTCCTATGTTCCTGCGATATAATAAGGTGTAAACTGGAGAGCTGCCCACGATGGCCGAGATCAAGACACTGAGCCTGGACTTACCGGTAGACGAGAAAGGCAAGGCTGTGAAGCCTAACCTCTCGAATCTCACCCCTCAAGCGCTGTGCGATGAGGTAGGCGACCTGCGGAAGTTCAAGAAGGTCCTGGAGGACCGGCTAGGCTATCTCGAGACGGCCTTCAAGGCTCGGATAGGGAGCGAAGACAAGTTCGAGGGCGAGAAGTACCTCATGAACCGCATCTCCACCTCTCAGGTGCGAGTACATGCTGACGGCGTACGCTCCTTCTCTGCGTGGTGCTGGGAGCACATCATCCCCCTCCTGCAGGTTACGGATGAGCTCCCCAAGAGGGTTAACGACCAGGAGGTGCAGGACTCCTTCATCATGATAATCCCCGAGCACTGGACGCACGAGCAGGCTCTGACGTACATCCAGTTTGTCGAGGGACTGCAGGCACTCTTCAAGGAGACATCCATGGAGCAGATGCGCTTTGCTCCCCGCCCTACGGAGGAGGCCAAAGGGTGACATGAGTCTTTGGTCCCGCCTGATGCGTTGGGTATTCCCTGGTAGTCAGGACGAGGATAGAAGGCTGCAACAGGAACTCGTGAGATCTCAACGGCAGATGGATAAAGACAAGTGGACGAAACGCCTCAAAAGACTCTACCAGATGCCCTCGAGTCGGAACAAATCACCTTCCGGCGGTGGCTGATAGGAGCTGTTGACAGGCTGATCCTAGCCGTCTGGCTTCCATTCAACCGCAAGAAGGTCGAGGCGTATCAAAGGCATGTAGAGGAAGAGGCCAGGAAAGCGCTGCTCCGAGCTCATCTGGAGCTGGACGAGGCTTGCAGGCGGATAGCAGACAGGAGTGGCGTCCAGCTAACCGAGGTGCGCCGCTGGGCAGTCGCTAATATGAAGCCGGAGGCTCGGGAGAAGTACTTCCAGATCCAGGCCTATCTAGACAAGCTAGCCAAGGAGAACCGCGTCGATGGCTGAGAAGTTCACGAAGCTAACCATCACCTGGGATCAGCCTGTCGACATCCCAAGTGAGTCCTTCCGCATCATTGGCGAGGAGGCTCAGAGGATCTGCAAGGCCTGGGAGAAGGACAACCCTACCCAGATCATGTGGGCGGCTCACCATGGAGCAGAGATCGCCTCTATGCAGGGTGACAACATCACGTACGTCCCGGGAGCGCTGCACATTGGATGCGTCTCTCGAGACCGAAGCTTATCCGAACCTTCGCCGGATGAGCAACGGCGGCTGAACCTGCGAAGGGCTCAGATGAGGGCACTGAGTGACATGTTCTTCGAGTTGACGGGGGAGATGCCCGAAGACAAGACGCCCGATCAGATCCGTGGGGTCATCGAGCGTCTGCGACCCAACCCCGGAGGTAACAATGGTAAGTAGTCAAGTGTTCTCAGACCCGCAGGAGCACGAAAGCACTGCAGGGCCTCCCTCAGAGCAAATGATCCGTGATAGGATCCTGTTCACTCTGAGTCACTACCCAATGATCACCATGAGCATGCTCACGGTGGGGATTGGGCCGGCTGTGATCCCGTCACGCGAGTGGCGCCCTGTTCTGGATCGGATGCTCGAGGAGGGCCTGGTCAAGAAGATCAACACCCAGGTCAAGACTATCGGCGGCAGGTACCTTACCATCCAGCGTCTGGTGTTACCCACCAACATGGACATTGCCGACGAGATCATTCAGCGGTCTGCTGCGGCTGAGAGCGTACGCGTACAGCAGTAAGCCTGCACTTCTGGTACAGGTGGATCAGTAAGGGCGAGGGATCATAGTGGCAGAAGCGACAATCCCTGCAACCGGTATTCCTACAATTGGCCCTGCCTCTCCGGTGTACTCACCTGAGGAGCAGGAGATTGTAGACGACTTGCTGGTGTCAGGCCTCAAGCCTCGGGACTTGAGGATCCAGCAGGTAGACGTCTCGCATCGCGCGGCCTGCAATGCGGCGTTCACTGCTCGCGGGTACATCATCCCGTACTTCTCAGCGACCGGGACGAGGATCCCATTCTACCGGATCAAGATCCTCAACTCCCATGAGCAGGGGGGCATCAAGTACCGGCAGCCGAAGAAGTCGCAGAACCACATCTACTTCCCGCCAGGATTCAAGGCTGCCTTGGATAAGATGCTGCTGGCAGTCCCGGCAGGATCACGTGAGCGGGTAATCCTGATCACAGAGGGCGAGAAGAAGGCAGCAGCCGCCACAGTCCTCTCAGGATTCCCTTGCGTAGGTCTAGCGGGCGTAGACAGCTGGAGGTCACGCACCATCGTACTCCCGACGGGCACCGAGCTCTACCAAGGGAAAGAGAATGCCAAGAATGCAGTGCGGGCCAAGCTTCCTGCGTCGGACATGTCGATACCCGAGCTTATGCAGCTCGCGCAGGGATTTGGCGAGCTTATCGACCTCATCATGCAACACCAGCTCACCCCCGTTCTGGTTTATGACACCGACGAGATTGGGGGCCTCAAGGCGGAGGTACAACGCGCAGCCACCATGCTCGCTTATGAGCTACGCTACCTTGGAGTTGGTGCTGCGCGTATTAAGCAAGTCATCCTTCCGAACATCTCCCGGCTGGAAGAAGAGGCGTGGCTGACGACGAGAGCCCCACTAGACGTAGTGCAAGCCTTCAGACGCCGGAGCTCCAACGCCTACCAACAGCCGAAGGACATCGTCGACCAGATCGTCGAGACCCCCTCTACCGGCTCAGGGCCTACAGCGGTAGCTGGAAGCCAGGCGGACCTGGAGGCCTTTCGGAAGACGGCGATCGATGACTTCCTCCTGATCCGTGGAGCTGGCCCGTTTCGCGAGCTCGTGCTACACGCCGTGCATGATCAGAAGGCGTTCCCGCGGCACCCCAATCCAAAGGGGTTCCTGAATGTCCAGCTTCAAGGCGCAGTCTCCCGCAAGGACGGTCTACAGATTGGAGCGATCGTCATTTCCGAACTCGATGCTCGAGGACTGAGACTCAGAGACGTCAATACTCGTCAGCCCTACTACTATGACGGGGATACGCATAAGCTCATGCCGGCGCAGTTGCTTTCACGGTCTGGAGAGCCGCTACATGAGACTGCCTTCGGGACTCTGCTCTACAAGGAATACGGGCTGAGTGTATGGGACATTAAAGTCATTGGCTGGATTGCGAGCCAGTTCACCGGCGAAGAGCCCGTGCATGACGTTCTTCCCAGGCGTATCGTTGCCTGCCTCACCGAACGAGAGGACCCACTCAATCCGGACGGGATCGCGCTCCAGCTGTCCGACTCTCAGTTTGTCGTTGTGTCGCCGGATCCTGAGCATCCTATCCAGGTCCTCACCAACGGCTCCCTAGGTCTACTCTTTGAGCAGGATCAGGTCGAGCCGTTGGACATCGAGCGGATGCTGGAGTTCTTCGACGAGTTCATGGCTGCCGCGAACGATCGTCCCGCGGACAATGCAGGCATGCCTGCGTGGTGGTTGGAAGTCCTGGAGGACTCCAACGTAGGTAGGCAGCTGATCCCGGAAGATGCTCCGCCCGAGCAGGTAGCTGAGGCTGAAGCAATAGGTAAGCGCCAGCGATTACTGTCGGGCCTTCTATGCTATGTATCGCCCTTCCTGCATAGGTGGCGCAACACGCAGCTGCCTATCGAAATGATGATTGGCGAGGCGGGTAGCGGCAAATCCTCCCTCTACTCCCTGCGGCTGCAGATCCTTACTGGACGTCCTCACCTCCGTAACATGGCGAGAGACCTTCGCGACTGGCAAGCCTCACTTGCGAACAGTGGAGGTCTACACGTCACGGATAACGTCAACATACCGGATAAGTCTTTCCGGCAAATGATCTCCGACGAGATCTGCCGCATCATTACTGAGCCGAAGCCGTTCGTGGAAATGAGAAGGCTGTACACCAATGCAGACCTCATCCGAATCCCAGTCACTACAACGTTTGCTATCACGGCGATTTCTCAGCCCTTCACGAACGCTGACATCATGCAGCGCGCTGTTGTCTCTGAAACACGACGCTCTCCGGGTCGCAATCCCGAGGGTGAGTGGGTCGGCAATCAGCTTTCCAGTAGAGGAGGTCGTGAAGCCTGGTATGCCCACCACCTCCTATTTCTCCATCGTTTCCTCCTTGCAGCCCAGAGCCGATGGGATCCTGATTTCCGGACGAATCACCGTCTGATCAACTTCGAGCAGGTCCTGAAGTTGGCGATGGAGGTATTAGGGCTGAAACCTAACTACTTCAGGACATCGGATATTGCTGGGATCAATCCGGAGCAGCCGATCGATCACTCCCCGCAACAGCCTAAGTCCATAATCCCGGGGGGCCCGACAGATCCTTCCATGGCTGTATCCCTCAAGGCTGCCCTAGCCGAAGGTCATAAGAGGGCAGTATCCGAAGCAGACTGGGTGCTAGAGGGCATCAGGGAGTACATGAAGGAGATCGAGGCAGGTGACGCCAACACCAGATTCACCGCCGGAGACATTGCAGCCTGGGCTCAGGGCAATGACTACAACGAGAACTACGTCCTGAACAACAGCCGCAGGCTGGGCCGCTACATAGCGCAGCACTTCTCCGAGCTGAGCGACACTCTAGGGCTGAAGTACGCAGGCAAGGATGGCAACCGACCTGCCTACTGTACCTCCTCCAGCAGGCATAAACGTCCCCACCCACCGAAGTGAGCAGCAAGATGAGAAAGGAACATGCGTGCTCTCGCCGCCGCCATCCGGAGTCGCCAGCCATGAGTAGCGCCATTAACATTATGAGGGTTTAGCATACTGGCGTTTGGGGTGACTATATATAACCTCGTAGGCGGCCTAAAAGAAAATCTCAGTTGGACCATCAAATTCCTGTTGAAAGCCAATCATGAGGTCATATATAATGGAGGAGTAAGCTGAGAACAAGAGGGTTGAGTACAAGCGGGATCAATGAGGAGACGACGTTATGTCGAAGCGCAACCGTGACCGTAGCAAGCCAATCTCGGAGGGCAACCAAACCTCCGAGGTGACCGAAGCTCCGGTCCAAACTGCCCCAGAGGAGGGCCAACAGACGATGACCGATACCAATACTGCCGAGACTCAGGCTGCACCGGCTACTCCGGCGGCTCCTGCCGCTGTGAAGGACGGCTCCAAGGTGATTCTCACCAACGGCGAGCCGCGCGTCGACTTCATCCGCCGACTGTGGGCCGAGGGGAAGACTCGCTCCGAGATCACCAAGGCGGTGAACGAGCTGAGCGGCGGCATCAAGGTACCGTATCAGGTGATCTTCGGCGTCACCAAGAAGGAGAAGGACAAGGCCGCGGCGGCGGCTGCCAAGGCCGCCGGCGGTGGTGATGCTCCGGCTCCGGCTCCGGCTAGCTGATCGATCGACCGACTGAATCGTTGCAGCGGCTTGGACTCCCTGCGGCGTGTGGTGGGGGCGGCCTGTGGGGGGACTCGCAGGCCGTCCTTGTCTCCAGGCGGTTTCGGACGCGTGCAGTACGACGAGGGCGGGAGCAGTACGGTGAGGGCGAGACGAGACAAGGCAATACATGGTCGCGTCTACTGCGGTTGGATCACATGGTGTCGATATGTACGCTCGGCATCCCGACCGTAGTAGTGGCAACCGTGATAATAGGCAAGAGGATCGGGAAGTCCTCGGGGATCGGTCTACGGCCCCAGCCGATACAGGTTCACGGGCGGGGGATTACTGGTGTCTTCCCCACTAAGTACCCCCGCAGCCATTGCTGTACTGAGCTAAATCAGGAGCAGGAGGACAATGTGGATCCAGCATTGATCATCAACGAACCTCTGCTGCAGCTGTTCAAGTGGGAGCACCTCCCTGAGAACCTGCAGAAGATCTCCAAGCCGTTCGGCGAGCTGGCGATCCAGATCGTCGAGACCTTACCACGCAACCCGGAGCGTTCGACAAGCTTGCGCAAGCTCCGCGAGGCGAAGGATGCTGCCGTCACCGCCTACCTCTGGAAGTAACCTAGTCGACCGAGGCAGTGGGTACATCTAGGGCGCTGTAACGCCCGAAAAGAGGTAGTCAGGGTGTTACAGCAGTCTGGCGTTGTAACCCTCCTGGTGTACCTCCTACCATGGTTGACTTAGAGACCTTAGCCAAACAACTCCTAGGTGGTGAGCAGTACGAAGCTCGCTGCAACCTCCGTGTGCTCTCCTTCGATCCGGGCGAGACTACAGGAGTGGCCTACTTCCGGGGGTTCCGGCTGGCCTCAACTGAGCAGCTAAACACTTCACATCCTGACATAGCGCTGAAGGCTATCACGAACTACTGTGACGGCTGTCCGTGTGATGTGGTGGTTATGGAGGACTACCGAGTCTACCAGTGGAAGCTGAAGCAGCACTCGTTCTCCAACCTGTACACGCCTCGCATCATCGGCATGCTGGAGACCCTCTGCCTACAACGGGAGTGGCCATATCATAAGCAGTCTGCACAGCAAGGCAAGGGCTTTGTTACGGACGCCAAGCTCGAGTCCTGGGGGTTCTACAAGAAGGGGCAGAGGCACGCACGTGACGCGATGCGGCATGGGTTGTACTTCTTGCTCTTCCCACCCCAGACGATCACCTCACAAGCAATAACCCGGGGGACATAACATGGGGCTGCTCATCGGATTCTGTGGCGCCGGCGGAGTCGGTAAGTCGACTCTAGCAACTGCCTGCCAGAAGGCACTAGGAGACGCCTGGAAGGTAGCTCCCTCGATCACCCGGGAAGTCTTCGCGGACTTCTCCATCGACTCCGAGCCTGAATTCCGCGCTATGCCAGTTGACGACCGCCGGGTCGTGCAGCGCGCCCTGGCGGATGCTAAGCGGCAGCGCGATCGGGAGCTTGCAGCTCAGCCTGGGCAGAACTGGATCCTAGATCGCACCCCTCTGGACAACTTCTGCTACGAGATCATGTCCTCAGGAGACCTGATGGAGCAGGACGAGTACAACTTCCTGCTGTCCGAGATCTCCCAGGACCTGTTCAACACCTACCAGTTTACCTGGCTGATTCCTTTCCATACCTTCCCTGGCTCGCCTGACGGCTTCCGTACTGGCTACGGAGCACGCGTTGCCGTGTCGCATATCATGCTGTCGCTCTGGCGGCAAGTCTCGAGACAGCCTATCGCCAACCCTCGGATGGGAGTGATCTACTCGCTGGACCTGAACAAGCGAGTGCAGGAGGTCGTCGAGACTGTCATGGCGGCCCGCATGCCGATGGAGGCACGTCCTTAGGCCCGCAGGAATTTGATGGGCGACTATTATTTGCCCTCTTGAGTGCCCCGATGGTTTTCATCTATAATAAGGTGTAAGCTGAGAGAGGCGCCGTCACCATGAACCTTAGGGCTATCACCCACGCTTCGTACGACCTGCAAGAGGGACTAATGCCCTTCTGGTCTGCTTGGGCAATGAATGCACGAGACGAGGCGCAGTTCGCCGGAGGCAACAAGCTTCTGACCGCCAGCATCGCCAAGGGTAGATGGCCATACAGGGTAGGGTACTGCTTGCGCGGAGACATACTGCAGGCCATTGAGGACGATAAGTGGCAGACTCTCCGCCGCTCCTTGAAGGGCAAACCTACTCAGCATAAGCTTGAGCTCCTTGAAGCCTGGCTGCTCGACGGCCCTATCAACGACGAGGAGCGGCGCATCCAGGTAGACAACTACATCAACAGCCTCAAGCGGGGAGGCCAACTCGATCTCGACTTGAACATCATCCGTTAACACCAACGGTAGCGGGGGTATCATGGGCATATACAACGAGAGGTTTGTTATGAGCATTCCAAGCGTTGACCCGGAAGTCGCCAAGTGGTGGTACCACTTCGACTTGCACAGCAAGAAGATCCGCAGCTGCATCGAGCAGTTCCTTGTGGATCCGAACCTCAAGTCGATGGCTGGCGACATCAACGTCGGCGTGAAGTACAAGATAGCCGACTTCGACGTAGCTACCACTAAGCGGGATGGCGAAGCACTCATCCACATCATGAACGACGCCTGGCTGAGAGCTCCGGAAGATCGTGGGGTCTATCAGCTGGAGGGCTTCACCGAGAT